ATGTCGCCTGAAAGCCGCAGAAGCAATTTCAAAAAACTTCGCAAACAGCTAAATGTATCTCAGAGAAAAGTCTCTATTGATCTTGGTGTCAGCGAAAATCACATTAGAAATATCGAAAGCGGGAGAGGTAACCCTGATATTAAACTCTTATTTAAAATGGCTATGTACTATAGAAAGACTGCCGAGGAACTATTTCCGGACCTTGTAGAAGAAGCAATGTCGCAAACAAAATTGAAAATTGGTTAATTACATTTTTTCCCTAACAGCAATATCATTATATACCGTCATTTAAAATAACGCAATACTAAATGATTATTTTTTTGCATTTTAACGTCATTTTAAATGACGCATCAAGCGATAAAGGAGGCGAATCTCATGTCACCCGAAGGAGCAATCCCTGATATGACGCTTAAAATTGGCAAAACAACGGTTTACGTCTTTGCTCCGGAAGATCAATCCCCAGAGCGGATCGCAAAGGTCAAAGCTGAATTCGAGAGGGCTTGTCAGCCCATCTTGTTGGAAATGGCAGAACGAAGCAATTTAAGTGAAAAAGTTAGTTAGGAGGATTTACATGAGTGATTTAATTCCAGTCGAATATCAAGGTCAAAGGATTTTACTTACATCCCAATTGGCTGAGTCGTATGGGACGGAAACAAGGAGAATTTCTGAAAATTTTAATGCCAATAAAGAACGTTACATCGAGGGGAAGCATTATTTTTTACTCCAGGGTGAGGAGTTAAAAGCATTTGGTAACCAATACGGAAATTCCGTATCAGTCGAAAGAGTATCCAAGCTATACCTTTGGACCGAAAAAGGTGCATGGCTCCATGCCAAATCACTCAACACTGACAAGGCATGGGAAGCTTATGAAATGTTGGTTGATGAGTATTACCGGATTAAGAAAAACCAAGTTAACACATCTATTCAAAACCTTAGCCCTCAACTTCAACTGCTCATCAATATGGAGCTGAAGCAAAAGGAGCTTGAAAAAGCAATCACCTCAACCAAAGAGGAAATCCAAGGAATTCGAGATGTGGTTGCCCTTAGTCCTAATAGCTGGAGGGAAGACAGTAAAAATCTAATCGTTAAAATAGCTCAAAAGCTAGGTGGCAATGAGTATATCAAAGATATTCGCTCAGAAAGTTATGAGCTGCTGAATACCCGCATGGGTGTGAGTGTAGAAGCCCGGTTAACAAATAAGCGTAGGCGCATGGCTGATGAAGGAATCTGTAAATCTAAACGTGACAAACTCAATGCCTTAGATGTAATTGCTGATGATAAGAAATTGATTGAGGGGTATATCGCAATTGTAAAAGAACTGGCAATCAAACACGGGATAACGCTTCAATCAGCTTAGTTTGTGAAAAAGCGGGTTATTCCATTGAGGGGAGGTGAAAAGCATGTATCGATCAGCTCAATTGGCTGGAATGATCATAAGACTACTTCAAAGTGAGAGCGTTTCGGATGCTAAGGAAGCTATAAAAGTTGCTGCTCAGATGATTGACCGATTCGCTCAAATTAACAACGAGGCCATAGAAAAAGGAATAGCCTCTTTGGAAAAAGAGGCCGAAACAAATTACTTATTGCCAAAGGATTTTATTTCTGAATTAGCACTTCACGTACGCGGGGAAGAAGAGTCTTAAAAGTTTCGATTGTTGATTCGTTGATAAGCTGATTTGGAACATTCATGGTCACGCTTGTGGTAGTCCTGATCGTCTGTTTTTGTACGGCTGCAACCGTCAAAATAGCAGCTACCACGGATGACGTGAAATCAATATCTTTTATTCCTTCCATATTATACACCTCCTCTCGTATGAATTGATGACCTTAGCAATCATCTCTTCGACATTTGGGACGAAAACCCTGTAGATAAAAGATGCTTAATAACTTTTTATGGGGTTGTGAAAACATTGATTTATCTCAAAACAAAAAAGCCTTTGCCACAAATGGCAAAAGCTCCAATGAAGGGAAGTGAGAACACGTCGAAATTAAATGCAGATGATCAGGTGCAGGGTGTCGGGATTTCGTGGGCAGGTTATTGGTATCGTCCTCACTGCCTATGCGTTGCACCGTCTGGGTTACACAAGCGAATTCACCCAGTTTGGCTCATAGTTGTCCTGGTGATGCAGGAGTTTCTATGAATTAACCCGATTTGCTACTATTGATTACTCAATAGTGGGGCAGTGCTACCCGATACCGCATGAAGTGCTGAAGTTGCTTTAACGGATTCAAGGATAGGTCCGATATTTTTAACCATATCAAGGGTCGGCTGAATACTCTTGAATAATTTAGCGGAGTCTTGGGCTGTCTTAAGAACTGATTGATTTAGATTCATGCTTGCCAACACTCCTTTGGGTTCTAGAACCGTCTCGCTTTCTGTACTAAGTAGGCCAACTGACTTCAGTGCGCTACTCATTTGTTACCGCACCGGCTTTTTGTCCGATACATCTGCACATTACTGTGCAGTTCAGCATATTTCTTCACCCTGCACCTGATCATCTGCATTTAGAAAAGTTTTCGACATAAAAGAGGGATTTCCTGTAAGTAGTTTGTGAAAACATTGGTATTGAGAGGAGGCGAAGTCTTGCAATTAGCGGCTTTCAAGGCGGTATGTGACATTGAACTTGGAGATAAAGTTAGGTTTGCTAGCACGATAATTGCCGAGGTCATAGACATTCGGACATTGCATTATCTAAGGTCAGGCAAGGTTGAGTTTGAATTTGAGTTGTCTCACATGCCTGGTTACTGGTTTAAGCGAGGAGATTTTGTTTATCCGATTAACTGAAATGGCATTCCGCGAAGGGAGGTGAGAGAGATTAGCAAAGAGTTTTACGGTGAGGTAAGCATCGTTGCAAGAATCCGCTTCGCTATTGAGGCGGAGAACGCTGAAGAAGCCGAGGAGAAACTGTTTAACGCTAACTGCCCAATGAGCTTGGTTGATGATAATAATAATCCTGTTTGCGAAATTTCTGAAATTGAATGGCATATGGTCGACAAAGCGTCGCAAGGAAATGTCCAAGAAAGTGATTTGGATGATTTCTATATCGAGGAAGAGTAATTTGTAAAAACGTTGGTATTGAAAGGCGGGGAAATAAGGTCAGTGTCATTGCAATTTGGTATTGGGATCTTGATAGGAGTTGTTGTCAAATTGATTTTCAATTATGTCAATAGCACACATAAAAGCAAATAGGGAAAGAACAAACAGAATTGTTGTAGAGGCAATAACAGCGACAGATAAAAAAGTTCCTGAGGGTATTTCCTTGCTGATTATTACTAAAAGTAGTGCACACGGAAAGCAGAAATAAAATTCACGTTTGATTTTATCAATTTGTTTCTTCGAATTATCAGATTCAATTTTAATATTATCACTACCTATAAAGATATATTGCAACCATTTGGCAACGTAGGTAGCAATCACACCGGAAATTATTCCAACAATCATATCATTCAAATGTTTATCCTCCCCGTACGAATTGATAGTCTGGACAACTACCAGCTTCGACACCGGAAAGGAAAACCCTGTAAATATATCACGAAAGTGAGGTGAGAGAAATAAAAATAGCGCGTGTATTTCCAAGAATAACAAAAGCAACTCCCACGGATGAACTGGTTTTCTATGGCTGCCCTCCAATGTTCATGCCGGATATAGACGAAGTTCACATTTCAGTGTCCTTCACATACGACATGAAGCAAGCAGAATGGTTAGCCAAACAATGGGAGATGACAGGGTTACCCGTGAAGATTGGTGGACCAGCCTTTGACGCTCCGGGTGGGGATTTCATCCCAGGAATGTATATCAAGCAAGGTTATGTAATTACGTCTCGTGGATGCCCAAATAACTGTTGGTTCTGCAGAGTGCCGGTCCGTGAGGGAGGGCAAATGAGAGAACTCGAAATTCACGAAGGCAATAACGTTCTTGATGACAATCTTCTAGCCTGTTCGGATAACCATATTAAAGCGGTATTTGAAATGTTAAAGCACCAGAAACTTGGTAGGCCAATGTTTACTGGAGGGCTTGAAGCAAAACGCCTTAAAGATTGGCACGTTAAACTCTTAAGAGACCTAAAGCCAAAAGAAATATTTTTTGCCTACGATACTCCGGATGATTACGAACCTCTTTTAGAGGCTGGGAAGAAACTTTTAGCGGCGGGATTTACAACAACCTCACAAACTCTTAGACCTTATGTTCTTATTGGATATCCTGCAGACACCTTTAATAAAGCAGAAGCTCGATTATTGGAAACAATCCGGGCCGGATTCGTGCCCATGGCCATGCTTTATAGAGACAAAGAGGGGAAAGTAAGTAAAGAATGGGAAAAATTTCAGCGGTTTTGGGCTAGGCCTGCAACAGTGAATTTAAAGATCAAGGAAATACAAAATTGTATGGTCTGAGTTGGTATTTCATTGAAAGGAGATGATCACCATGGACAAGCTCGGCATAGACAGCTTTCGCGGCAGTATATCCGATTTCAAACGCTATCTAAGAGCCCAGCGCATTCTCTTGGTAGCCGGAGTCATTGTATAAGGAGGCTTGATCAATGGTAGTTAAACAAGAAATCCCCGTGAAATGCCTGTGTGGACAAGCCTTGGAATTTCCCGATGGCCAGATCAAGTTGAAATGCCAGTGCGGGGTTGTTTGGAAACTTAGCTTAGGAGGTCGTTGGGAGGTTCGTAAAGTACCGTTTGTTACTCTTTTAATTTATTTGAAAAAGCGTGATCTTAACCATTATCAACGATTTATGCGGTGGAGATTAGGAAGGGCAGGATCAAAATGCTGAGAAAACTTCTGGCGATATTCCGCTGTGAAAAACAGAACTGTTTTGCGAAGCTGATGTGTTCAGGGAATACGGTGCGGGTTAATACTCGCAACGTCGTTTGGGGAGGGATAAGTTCAGAGATATGAGTCTAACGCACTTTTCCCTATTCACAGGAATAGGTGATTTGGATCTTGCGGCCGAAATGGCAGGATTCACAACGGTAGGGCAATGTGAGTTTGCAGATTACCCAACAAAAGTATTAGAAAAGCATTGGCCTAATGTACCGAGATGGAGGGACGTAAGAGATGTCACAAGAGATTCTGTTCGCAAACGTACCGGAGGGGATAAAATCACCGTCGTGTCAGGAGGATTCCCCTGTCAACCTTTCAGTATTGCCGGAGAAAAAAGAGGAACTGATGACGAGCGCTATCTCTGGCCGGAAATGTGCAGAATCATATCACAACTCAAGCCAACTTGGGTGCTTGGTGAAAATGTTGCTAACTTCGTCAACATGGCTCTCGAACAAACGTGTATTGACTTGGAAAGTTCGGGTTATGAAGTCCAACCGGTTATTATTCCAGCTTGTGCCGTCAATGCGCCGCACCAAAGAAAAAGAGTCTTTATTATCGGACATATTTCCGACACCGAGTGCAACGGACACCAGGGGCTTGAACGATTACAACAAGACGTTAGAACGATTGAAGAACGGAGAGCGAGCGCACTTAGGGCAGTTACCAAATTATTTGATGATGTTGATTGGAAGAAAAGGGCAGTCGAATCCGGTTTTCTGGGAGGAAATAATGGGATTCTCAATAGGGTGGACAGACTTAAGTGTTTAGGAAATGCAGTAGTTCCTCAGCAAGCCTACCCAATCTTTAAGGCTATAGCAGAGATAGAAAGGAGCTAGGTCTCCAGTTCATAACAGGATTAAGAGTTATGGGCTGAAGGGGATTAAAACAAAGGAGGAAAGAGCGATTGTGTAGTTGTCGAGAATGTAAAGGCGGTCTATGTAAGTGTAAACAGTGTGGGAATAAGGACCAATGCTTTTACTGGTATATCGATGTTTGCCGATGGCCGGAGATAAAGAAAAGACAGGAGGAAAAAGCGTGAGTATTAAGATAAATAAGCTCGAGATCGAAAATGTAAAACGTGTTAAAGCGGTCAAGATTGAACCGACAGCAAATGGTCTGACGGTAATTGGTGGTAAAAATCGGCAAGGTAAAACTTCAGTATTGGATGCTATCGCCTGGGCCCTAGGTGGTAACGCATATAAACCTTCAGAACCTCAGCGAGAAGGATCTGTGATCCCTCCTAATCTTCACATTGTTATGTCTAACGGTTTGATTGTCGAGCGAAAAGGCAAAAACAGCGATTTAAAGGTTATTGATCCTAGTGGTAATAAAGGCGGCCAGCAGCTCCTGAATGAATTTGCGGAAGAACTTGCTTTGAACTTACCAAAATTTATTCAAGCAAGTCCAAAAGAAAAAGCTAACACATTGCTTCAAATCATCGGAGTCGGTGACAAACTTCAAGAATTTGAGCGACAAGAAAAAGAACTTTACAACGAGCGCCAGGCCATCGGCAGGATTGCAGATCAAAAGAAAAAGTTTGCTAAGGAGCAGCCATACTTTCCAGAAGCACCGAAAGAGCTAATATCCGTTTCTGAGCTTATTAAACAACAGCAGGATATCTTAGCTCAGAACGGTGAGAACCAACGAAAACGGCTTAAAGTTGAACAACTTCGCAACGATCATAAATCATTAAGTGAAAGTATTAAGCGATTAGCAGATCAGCTAAGAGAACTTAAACAACAGCAAGACAATATTTACGCTGATCTAGAGATTGCCCAAAAGGACGCTCTTGATCTTCGCGATGAATCCACAGAAAAACTCGAGAGTAACATTGCCAACATTGAAGAGATTAACAGAAAGGTTAGGGCCAATCTCGATAAAGATAAGGCTGAAGAAGATTCCCGGGATTATTCTAACCAATACGACTCTCTCACAACTAAAATTGACGCTGTCAGAAAATCAAGAATTGATCTTCTTCAGAATGCAGACTTACCTCTCCCTGGGCTCTCTATAGTGGATGGAGAACTTACTTACAATGGGCGTAAATGGGATGGAATGTCCGGATCTGATCAACTCAGAGTATCGACTGCTATTGTTCGTAAGCTGAATCCGAATTGCGGATTTGTTTTGCTCGACAAGCTTGAGCAGATGGACCTCGATAGCCTTAATGAATTTGGTCGATGGCTTGAGCAGGAAGGACTTCAGGCGATAGCAACCAGAGTGAGTACCGGTGATGAGTGCAGCATCCTTATTGAAGATGGTTATGTCGTAGGCGCTGAGAAGGTAGCAGAAGAACCGGCTCCGGAAGCCCCAAAATGGAAGGTTGGTGAGTTTTAGAGATGATCGACCTCGATCATAAGGAAGTTATTCTTAGTCTTTTGGGATTTGTTAATAGACCAGGCATTGATAGGTTTATTAATTTTCTAAATGAATCCGATTTCTTTCAAGCACCATGTTCTACAAAGCATCATTTAGCAAAACCCGGTGGATTAGCTGAGCATAGCCTGCATGTTTACAATTTACTCTATGAAAAAATTAATCGCTTTGGATTAGAGGTGCCAAGAGATACGATAACCATTTGTGGCTTGGGACATGATCTATGCAAAGTTAATTATTATCAAGAAGGTGGAGACCCTTGCAGTGATGCTCAATATAACTATTTAAGTAATCTTTGGACTCAAAAGCAAAGTTTTTTTGAAGAAAGTAGCAAGGAAAAATTAGCCTCACTTCTCGATGAAAAAAATTTATTCGCTCGATCTATTCCCTCAGCTAAAGCAACAATTATAATCGATTGGCTTAAAAACAAACCGAATAATCCATTACCTGAATTGCCAGTTGTGTTTTCTGTAGCTGACAAGCTCCCCTTAGGTCATGGCGAAAAATCAGTTAGCATCTTACAAGATTTTATAAAGCTAACTGATAACGAAAAATTAGCAATCCGCTGGCATATGGGGGCTTGGGATCTTAGTGATTATTCCGGAAGATGGTCATTCAACAATGCTAATAAACTTACTCCATTAGTAGCTCTTTTAACTACAGCAGATTTTGAAGCAAGTAATATCCTGGAAAAGGAAGGAGAATAAATCTTGATTGATATGGAGATATCGCGCGGAAAGATTGTTAGTGCTCAAAAAGTTGTTGTTTATGGTCCAGAAGGTATTGGGAAATCAACTTTTGCATCATGCTTCCCGAATTCACTTTTTATCGATACAGAAGGAAGCACAAAGAAATTAGATGTTGCAAGACTTAAAAAGCCTACCAGTTGGTCTATGTTGCTTGAGGAAGTTAAGTTCATCAAAAATAATCCGCATAAATGCAATACTTTAGTTATCGACACTGCTGACTGGGCAGAAATTCTTTGCATCAATGAACTGTGTTCTAAATCTCATAAATCAGGCATTGAAGACTTTGGTTATGGTAAGGGCTATGTTTACCTGGCTGAAGAATACGGGCGCTTACTTAACCTCTTGGAAGAAGTCATTGAGGCTGGAGTTAATGTAGTATTCACAGCTCACGCTCAAATGCGGAAGTTCGAACAGCCAGACGAGATGGGAGCTTATGACCGATGGGAAATGAAGCTGCAAAAGAAAACAGCTCCCTTACTCCGTGAATGGGCTGATACAGTACTCTTCGCAAATTATAAAACTTACGTGGTTAATGTAGATGGTCAAGGAGTTCAGAGCGGTAAAAACAAAGCACAGGGCGGTAAACGTGTCATGTACACAACCCACCATAACTGTTGGGATGCTAAGAATCGCGACAATCTGAAGGATGAGCTATCATTTAGCTTTGATGAAATAGCTCATATTATCCCCGCGGGAGCAGCGATACAGAGTCCTAAACCTGCATTCGAAACACTACCTCCTAAGGACGAACCGGTTCAAGAACAACTCAAGGTTGATACTCCGCCAGTCGAGCCTCCAAAGCAGGATCCACCGAAAGAAGATCCTCCAAAACCAACCGAGCAGCCTAAAAACGATAAGCCGCAAATTGACCTAACTGGTGTTCCTAAGCCACTGGCTGACTTGATGGCTGCCAATAAGGTTACAGTCGAGGAAATCCAGCAGGCCGTATCTAGCAAGGGGTATTACCCACAAAATACACCGATCTCGAATTATGATCCTGAATTCATCAGTGGTGTTCTTGTGGGGGCCTGGCCTCAAGTGTTTAATATGATTGAAGCAATTAGGGATGATATTCCTTTTTAATTAACCAAATATCTTTCTAAACCAAAAAAGGAGCGAGAAACTAATGAATGAAGAACGCGAATTAGGATGGGACGATCAAATAGAACACGACGGTCCGGAGTTTGTAACATTGCCTGAGGGCGACTATGATTTCGAAGTTATTGAATTTGAAAGGGCTCGTCATGGGGGAAGTGATAAGCTGCCTCCTTGCAACAAAGCAGTTATTCATATCAAGATTCAAGGTCCGGAAGGCGTTGCAGTAATTAAGCATCAATTATTCTTACACTCAAAAACTGAAGGAATGCTCTGCGCTTTCTTCACGGCGATCGGCCAACGCAAAAAAGGTGAAAAAGTTAGCATGAATTGGAATGCCGTTGTGGGATACGGAGGAAGGGCGAAGGTCGGAATTAGAACCTGGAAAAAAGATGATGGCTCTGAAATGACTTTCAATGAAATCAAGAAGTTTTATGAGCCGCCTGAAGGTCCTCAGAATAGCCAAAAGGGATTTAAGGCAGGGAGCTTTTAGATATGGAAGATCGATTATATCAAACGGAAGCCATAGATGCTGTATTCGGGGAGTGGAATAGAGGTATACAAAAAACTCTCTTGGTAATGGTTACGGGTGGCGGAAAAACGATTGTCTTTGCAAAGATCACTGAGGGTTGCGTTCGTGAAGGTGAGCGAGTTTTGATACTCGCCCACCGGGGCGAACTCCTCGATCAGGCAGCAGACAAGATGAAGAAAGCTACAGGGCTAGGTTGTGCTGTTGAGAAAGCCGAAAACTCATGTCTTGAAAGTTGGTACCGGGTTGTCGTTGGATCCGTGCAAACCCTTATGAGAGAAAGCCGACTCAAGCAATTCCCGCCTGACTTCTTCGACAAGATTATCGTTGATGAAGCGCATCACTGTTTATCGGATAGCTATCAAAGAATCCTCAACTATTTTAATAAGGCCAAGGTGCTCGGAGTTACCGCAACTCCTGACAGAGGTGATATGCGGAACCTTGGGCAGTATTTTGAAACCTTGGCCTATGAATACACGCTGCCAAGAGCAATTAAAGAAGGCTATCTTTGCCCGATTAAGGCCCAGACCATACCTCTTAAACTTGATCTCTCCGGAGTAAGCCAACAGGCAGGAGACTTTAAATCCTCAGACTTAGGAAATGCCCTTGATCCATATCTTTATCAAATCGCTGAAGAGATGGCGAAGTGCTGCATGGATCGAAAAACTGTAGTTTTCCTGCCATTAATCAAAACTAGTCAAAAATTCCGAGATATCCTTAACTCCAAAGGTTTTAGCGCGGCGGAAGTTAACGGCAATAGTGATGACCGCGAGAAAGTACTTAAAGACTTCGAAGATGGTAAATACAATGTTCTCTGCAACTCCATGTTACTTACGGAAGGTTGGGATTGCCCTTCTGTGGATTGCATCGTCGTATTAAGGCCAACAAAGATTCGAAGTCTTTATGTTCAAATGGTCGGGCGAGGCACCCGTCTATTCGATGGCAAAGATTATTTATTGCTCTTAGACTTCCTATGGCATACAGAACGCCACGAACTTTGTCATCCAGCCCACTTGATCTGCGAATCTCAAGAAGTCGCTGAAATTATGACTAAGAACATCGAAGAAGCCGGTTGCCCGATTGATATACAAGAAGCTGAAGTGAAAGCCACAGAGGACGCGGTGGCCGCCAGGGAAGAAGCCTTGGCTAAACAGCTCCAAGAAATGAAGAACCGTAAGCGTAAGCTCGTGGATCCGCTGCAGTTCGAAATGAGTATTCAAGCTGAAGACCTCGTTGGTTATGTACCGGCATTTGGATGGGAATTAGGTCCACCTACAGAGAAGCAAATTCAGACCCTTGAGAAATTAGGCATTTTTCCAGATCAGATTGAGTCGGCAGGGAAGGCTGCAAAGCTTCTTGACAGGCTAGATAAACGTCGCAATGAAGGCTTAACAACACCAAAACAAATTCGATTCCTTGAGGGCAGGGGCTTTGAACACGTTGGAACCTGGCAATTTGAAGCAGCCAAAAAGCTTATTGACCGAATCGCTGCCAATGGCTGGCGAGTACCGCACGATATTTCACCACATGAGTATAAACCAGAATAATAAACCAATTTTCAATTCTGGAGGGACATTAACATAAAAACGACTTGCCCAATAATTTTAAGAGCAAGTCATTCTTAGTCGATTGATTTAGTCTAGATTACTTCCGTCAATAGCCACCGTGCTGCATAAAAAACTGCTTATATATATCTTCATATTTCTTAGAATCATTTTGCTTTAATTCTTCTAAACTTTGTCCTGTAGTTGAGGATAAATAGAGATCCAAATTTTGATTAAAGGAACGCATTTCATTGTTATCTAAAAAAAGAATATCCCAACCATCACTGTCGCTTAAGCATCTTCGATAAGAAACAACGGTTTGTCTAAGGTCATTAAATGCATGCATAGAAAAAGGAGATTCACAATTTGGACAACATAAACTCTTTTTAGTAAGCAAATTATGGACTTCCATTTGAAAAGTAGTTAGGCATTTTGGACATTTAAAACTTATTACCCGCATATATACCCTCCTAATTTTTTTAGTAATTCCTAATACTTCCATATATATAATAATAATTCCTTCAATACTTTAGATTTTCGGAGGATTAATATGTCGACCAAAACTAACTTTAGAACAAAGGTATTGGAGTCAAGCTATGAATACCAATAAGCAATATGATTTGCAAGAGATATTGCACCACATTGATCCCTCTTTACTTAATTATCAAGAATGGACAAGCGTCGGAATGGCCCTAAAAGAAGCAGGTCATACTGCTGCTGATTGGGATGCCTGGAGCAAGAGAGACATTAAACGTTATCACGCCGGAGAATGTTTTCGTAAGTGGGACAGCTTTCACGGAACAACTAAGCCGGTCACGGGTGGCACAATCGTTCAATTGGCAAAAGACCAAGGTTGGAGACCTGAGCGAAATACAGAAAGCTATGAACTTGAATGGAACGCTATTATTGGCAACAAAGATGAACTCGTGGTTATCAACAAAAACTGGATTGAAGGTCGAGAGATCAATGAACCCTATTCATGGAACCCAGTTGAAGAATTAATTAAATATCTCTCAATTTTATTTGAAGCATCTGAAAATGTTGGATACGTCACAGAAAGCTGGGAGAAGGATGGAAAATACTTACCTACAAAGGGATGCTGGGATCGTACAGCCGGGGAGCTAATCCAGCAACTAAACCAGTGTAACGGTGATATCGGTTCAGTTATTGGAGACTGCAAGCCAGAAGTTGGCGCCTGGATCCGGTTTAATCCTCTAGATGGAAGTGGAGTTAAAAATGAAAATGTCACAGAGTTTCGATATGCCTTAGTTGAATCGGATGACATGGAAATCGATAAACAAAATGCCATTATCCGGGAGCTTGAATTGCCGGTAGCCTGCCTTGTTCATAGTGGGAAGAAAAGCCTTCATGCCATCGTGAAGATTGAGGCTGCCAACTATGACGAATATCGGAAACGTGTCGATTACCTATATTCAGTCCTAAAGAAAAACGGACTAAATGTGGATACCCAGAACCGAAATCCTTCCAGACTTTCACGGATGCCCGGGGTTATGCGTAACGGTCAAAAGCAGTTTCTTGTTGATACCAACATAGGCAAAGAGAGCTGGAAAGACTGGCAAGAATGGATTGAAGGTATTAATGATGATTTACCGGAGCCCGAGAGCTTAGAAAGTGTGTGGGATGATCTTCCCAAGCTTTCTGATGAACTAATCGAAGGACTTCTTCGGCAAGGTCATAAAATGCTTATCGCTGGCCCTTCAAAAGCAGCTAAATCATTCTCGCTTATAGAATTATGCTGTGCTATTGCCGAGGGCAAGAAGTGGTTAAATTGGGCTTGTGCTCAAGGAAAGATCATGTATGTAAACTTAGAACTTGACCGGCCCAGTTGCCTTCATCGATTTAAGGATGTTTATCAAGCTCTGGGATGGGAACCTAAGAACCTAGGAAACATTGATATTTGGAATTTGCGCGGGAAGTCAGTTCCTATGGATAAACTAGCGCCTAAGCTTATCCGGAGAGCTACCAAGAAAAATTATATTGCTATCATCATTGACCCAATTTATAAGGTCATTACGGGCGATGAAAACAGTGCTGATCAGATGGCAAACTTCTGTAATCAGTTTGATAGGGTATGTACGGAGCTGGGAGCTGCCGTGATCTATTGCCACCATCACTCAAAAGGAAGCCAGGGTAACAAGCGAAGCATGGACCGTGCATCAGGCTCTGGAGTATTTGCCCGGGATCCGGATGCACTTATGGACCTCATTGAGCTTGAGCTTAATGAAGATATTCTCAAACAGGAAGAGAACAAAGCTGTCTGTAAGGTTTGTGAGTCATGGCTCAGGAAACATGTTCAACACTGGGAAAATGAAGTCTCTCAGGATGATTTATGCAGTGAAAAGGCCATGCTTGAGGTCTGTAAAAAGCTTTTAAATGCAGAGCTATATAAAGCCATGGAGAAGGAAGTAAGCTGCACCAGAAGGTCAGTTAAGCAGCGGACAGCATGGCGTATCGACGGAACATTGAGGGAGTTTCCAAAGTTCAATCCCGTCAATTTGTGGTTTGATTATCCAATTCATTATGTTGATGAGGTTGGTAGCCTCAAAGATGTCGATGCTGATGGTTCAGGTCCAGCATGGAAACGTGCCATAGGTAAACGAAAGTCAAGAGAAAGCAAATCAAATGACCGCAAAAGAGCTGTTGAAGTTGCCTATGAAGCATGTAGTTTTGGGGGACAAGTTACCATTCAGGCTATGGCTGAGTACATGGGTGTGACAGAAAAGACCGTTAGAAATCGAATCAAGGAACACGGAAGCTTTGTTATTGATGAAAGTAACGTAGGGAAGAAAAAAACGTAATTTACGTTATTTTCCCTAAAACTTTCCCTAGGGAAACGAGGGAAAAAATACGTTATTTCCCCTTTCTCTCATAGGGAAAAAATCAAGGAAAAAAACGCTATTACGTATTTTTCCCGATAAATTTTCCTAAGGCAGTTTGAGGGAAAAAATTGAGGGAAAAAAACACAAAACACGTTTTTTTCCGTAGGGAAAAAAAACAGGGAAAAAAACGTATATAAATATACATTTCTTTCTTTCCCTCACGCGGTCACGGGGGAAAGTAGTCGTCCGCCACATGCGCGGGCGACGACCTCCTTCCCCTGTCCGTGACTAAAAAGAATTTTCCTTAGAGTGACGACAGAAAAGTAAAAAAATGCAAGAAGGTTTTGTGGCATGGAAAATCCTAAAGTCAGTTCTAAATTGATGTGCGCGAAGCAAATGCCAGAATTGAAACATAGAGTTGGTGATGGTGAATTCGATATTACAAAAAGTGAAGTTTGTAAATGGTTAATGAGCCAGCCGGATATCATTGATTATATCTTTGATAAAATTCGTGGTAATAAATATCGAGAACCTTTGATTGTTTATGATCCGGAACGTGGGACATATCGGGGTGCCGAATTTAAGATTTAAGGGAGGTTCAAGGAAGATGGATGCTAATACAAAATTAATTGCCGTTGAAGAGTTCAATGGCAAATTCAAAATAAACGAAGATTACAGACCAATTGCTGAAGCGTTGCATGCGAAGTTTAAGGAGCTCGAATATGTGCCGGTCAAAAATATTCTATTCATCGAGAACATGGAGGATAAGCGAAAGAAAAATAATTCAGTGGTTTATGCTCAGATAAGCAAAATGCCGCCAAAGTTCGAAGAGATTATTTATCAGGTCACTGGGAAGTATTTCGAGTACATGCTGGAGATCTTCAAGGAAAACACCTACGCAATGAGTCGAGAACAGATTGTGGCATTGATCTATCACGAACTTAGGCATATCCAGCTGGTACAAAAGAAGGACGGTCCGGAAATTGATATTGTTGCCCATGAGGTTGAAGAATGGATTAATATGGTCGAAAAGCTTGGCCTTAATTGGCAAGGAACTATGAGTCAAATACCTAATCTGTTAGCTGATGGAGTCAACTGGGAAACCATCGAAGGACCAATGAATCTCTTTCCAGCTGAAACATCTTTGAAGCTGGTGAAGTAAGATGCGGACCGAGTTCTTCATGTCGATGATTCCTCCGACCGAAACGCATCAAGAGAAAAAAGTAAATATCAAAGCAAGTACCAAAAAAGGGAAACCAATATTTTATAACCCAACTGAGCTTAAGGCTGCCAGAGCTAAACTTGAAGCAAACCTCGCGGGACATAAGCCTGAGAAAAAATACACTGGTCCAATCAGGTTGATGGTGAAGTGGTGTTTCCCGATGACGGGTAAGCATCAGGACGGTGAATACAAAACAACAAAGCCCGATACTGATAACCTCCAGAAAATGCTTAAGGACGTTATGACAGACCTTGGTTTCTGGACCGATGACGCTTTGGTAGCCAGTGAAATAGTTGAAAAGTTTTGGGCAAAGATCCCGGGTATTTATGTCGTCATCGAGAGTCTTTGAAAGCTGGTGGGAAGATGCTGAAAGAATCTAAGCATCCAAGGGATCCAAGGCCAGACTTAGTAAGGGATCATCGGCTTTGGGAAATCGTGCTTTATAACTGCTGGCATCTTAAGGAAAACGATTTGTACTTTTTGCTTCATGGTATCAGGTGTGGTGGGGCTGAGATTACAAAAACTCAAACAAGCTACACATTGATGCCTGGTGAATGGAGTGATACAGAGTGGGACGAGATCAAGCGAAATAATTTAAGCCCGCTGAAGATTGATCTAATGCTTGTTTTCAAGCTTACTAGGGTTGGTAAGGTAACGGATGAGAAGCCGCCAGAGGAGTTTTTGAGAAAGTGAGGGAGAAATAATGCATTTCGAAGTAACGGGTGATGGTGCAAAAATAGTTTCCGACGTTTGCACAGAACTTCAAAAAACCATGACAAAATGGCCTTTGTTTAATTCACGACATGAGGGATACGGAGTCATCCTTGAGGAACTTGATGAGCTTTGGGATGAAGTGAAGAAACGTAACCCGGACGTTAAAAATATGCGATCCGAGGCGGTGCAAGTAGCTGCTATGGCGATGAAGTTTATTATGTCGATGGAGAATGAGTGGGAGCTGAAGGTACAAGAAATTGATCCCACTTTGATGGTTTGCGAAAACTGCAACAATAGGCCACTAGGAAACGATATTCCTGAGATATGTGAGAGATGTGAAGATAACGAATGGGGAAGACCGAGTAATTTTGTTCGGAGGAGAAAATCATGAGCGATAACAACACCTGCCAATGTTGCGGCAATAAATTGATCCACGAATCAGGATGCGTTCATTGCCCAGTGTGTGGATGGAGTGCTTGTGGATAAACTGCTGATAACTCTGTGGACAACCTGTGAGTTTAAGTGTGGATAAGTAAGAGGTGATAGAACATGGATTGCCCTAATGACTGGACAGATTGTAAACTTTGTGCCTATTGGGATGATCGAGATAAAATTTGCGCCTATGTTCCAGAAGAAGAACTATCTGAAAGTGAACTAGCAAAGGATCTTGGCATAAATATCCCATCCATCAGAGAAACGTGGTTTGAACGATTCTCGCGAATGAACGAGGATGAGCGATGGGAGGAGTATTATAAACATCATTCAGATGATCTTATTTCGAAAGAGCCGTATAAGGCGATGGCAGGAGCCGTGGAGCATGGTGGCGGGAGCAAGTCGGGGAAAAAACATAAGAAACCTAAAAAGGATTTACCAGAATATCTTAAATCATTTGGGCAATAACCTGTGTAATCACTTGCATAAAGTTGATAAAATATGCTATACTTGACGTATACAGTACGCCCTTCTGTGGGAAATCAGAAGGGCTATTTTCATGTCTATTTATAGGCGTTCCGAAAGGAGCGCCTTTTCTATTTGTTAAGGCGGGTGATTGCAGGATGGGCGAACAGGCTTTTTCGTGCGTGGGTTTTACGCCAAAGAGAAAAGGGGCTGCCGTTAATTGCGGTAACTGTGAAAACTGGAAGAATGCGAGTTGCTCGGTCCGGGCAATACTGGATGAGCTGTACGAGGAGAGCCCAAAGTTTAGGGCTTATGATATGATGATGCGAACAAATAGAGGAATTAATTATAGTTCGAGTTGAGGTGATGGGGTATGGAAAAAAATGAAGTACAGCAAGTCGAGAGTACGACTAAGCTTAGACCATTAACCCCAAAGCAACAACGTTTTGTCGAAGAATATTTGATTGATTTGAACGCGACTGCTGCGGCGATTAGGGCTGGGTATTCACCGGACACAGCAAAGGAAATTGGTTGCGAGAACTTATCGAAACTTAACGTTCGTGCGTACGTAGATATTGCCCTTGCAGAACGATCCAAACGCACAGGCGTTAATGCTGAGGTAGTAGTAAGGGAACTAGCTAGAATAGCCTTAGCGAACCCTGCAAGAGTTGTGGCTGAAGATGGGAGCATCATAGATGGAGCATCAGAAGATGACCTTGCAGCAATTCAAGCAATAAAAGTTAAGACTAAACAAACAAAAGCTGGCGTAGAAGTAGAAAGAGAAATACGCTTTAGCGATAAAAACAAAGCCTTAGAGCTACTTGGTAAGCATCTTGGCATGTTTATCGAACGAAAAGAACTTACCGGCAAAGATGGTGGGCCAATACAGCTTGAGGCCATGACAACCGAGCAGCGAGAGCAACGAATCAAGGAGCTAATAGACAAGCGTGAGGAATAAAAAATGTATTTCCTGCGTGGACTTTAAGCCTTAAATGTCTTCAAATAGGCAGTCAAGAAGTAGAGTAAAATAGAGTAATTCAGAGGTAACATGAGATCGCTTATGCTTGCCGAAACACTTAAAACTGGCTGTTATTTTAACTTATCAAAAACACTAAAACCGTCCAATTTGAAGGAATACGGCCTTAGATCAGGATTCGATGATTACGCTACTTTACATAGTGGCCATTATCGGACCCAAGTAAATTACTTGGGTTTATTTTGTTGCCAGAGTTTGAGGTGTCATAAATGGCATTATCATCACAAGAAGAAACCGAATTACTCCAATTGCTTGAGCTTAGCGAGCAGGAAAAAGAGAAAGAAAATAAATTCAAACCGCAACCCGGTCCGCAGGAGATGTTCTTGAACACGACTGCGGACATTGCTTTATATGGCGGGGCTGCAGGCGGCGGTAAGACGTATGCCTTACTGCTTGAGAATCTGCGCCATACTGATAATCCGCGTTTTGGTTCAGTGATATTCCGGAGGAATTCAAACCAGATCATGACTGAAGGTGGCCTGTGGGATAATGCTTGCGAGCTTTACCCGTTAAAGGGCGCTGAACCAAAGCTAACACCAAGGCCTGTCATGGTCTTCCCGACAGGCGCTAAAGTGTCTTTTGCTCACTTGCAGTACGAGGCAGATATTCACGGATGGCAAGGCAGTCAGGTCCCCCTTTTGTGCTTCGATGAATTAACTCACTTTACAAAAAAGCAGTTTTTTTACATGCTTTCTCGGAACCGTTCAACCTGCGGTGTTAAGCCTTATATAAGGGCTACAACAAACCCTGAAGCGGATTCATGGGTTGGTGAGTTCATTGATTGGTGGATTGATGATAATGGTTATCCGATACCGGAGCGCTCAGGCGTTATCCGGTATTTTATTGTCATTAACGATGAAGTCTTATGGGCAGATAGACGCGAAGAGTTAGCAGAGAACTATGGCGTAAGAGTTGAAGATACAAAGTCTTTCACGTTCATAGCTTCTTCGATCCATGACAACAAGATCTTACTCGAACAGGATCCCGGATACTTGGCAAATCTTAACGCTTTGTCTTCCGTGGAAAAAGGCCGATTGCTGTTTGGTAACTGGAAGATCAAGCCTTCAGCAGGTATGTATTTCAAGCGTGAGCAGGCTACAATAGTTACTTCCGTTCCTGGAAGAATCGTAAGAATATGCCGAGCTTGGGACTTAGCAGCCAGTATACCAACTCCAGAAAATCCTTCGCCAGATGCCACGGCTGGCGTTCTGATAGGGCGATTGGATGATGGAAGATATATTGTGCTTGATGTGATTAACGGCCGCTGGAAGTCCAATGACGTGCGCAAAAAGGTAAAAGATACTGCCGGTGCCGATTACTTTAGATATCCGGGTACTAAAATTCGATTGCCTCAGGATCCTGGGCAAGCAGGGAAAGAACAGGCAGAATCATACGTTAGTTTTCTAGCGGGCTATTCAGTAAAAGCAAAACCTGTCTCTGGTGACAAAATAACCCGCGCAGAGCCGTTTTCATCACAATGGCAAGCTGGAAACGTCTTAATCTTAGCAGGACCATGGAATGAGGCCTATTTTACCGAGTTAGAATCATTCCCCGATGGTGCTCACGATGATGACGTGGACGCTTCGTCGGATGCATTCTCAGCGGTAGCACCTAACGGTATCAGTCTAGTAGCCCGTGTTGTTGGTCAATCAGCGGCCAGTCAGATTAATTGGTAAAGGAGGCGATGGATATTGGCAGTGCCAAGTAAGATAGTCGGGCAGATCGGCTCACAGCTTTATACAACGTTTATTCTGTTTGACAAGGCCATCGCTAACCCAGACAGCGCAAATGTAGTTGAATACGAGAGGATGCTTGACTCGGATGAAACCGTTGCCGCAGGTATCGAGTTTATGATCTTATCGACACTGAATAAGCTCGATATGTACAGGAATGAGTCAAACCCGCAAATAGAAACGTTCATCAATGAGTCTTTTGAGGGTATGCGAGGAACGCTCGTTGAGACAGTTGCCGATATTCTTAGTGCTATTTGGGCTGGTTACAGCGGTTCAGAGATCGTGTATAAACCTGATGGGGCTAAAATGCGCTGGGATTACATTGCCACATATCATCCCCGAACAGTGTTTTTCAATATCGACAAAGAAACAGGTCGCTTGGATCAAGATGAACCGATAACCCAGTTTCGCTGGTTTGCGGGTTCTCCAGTCAAGATTCCCAAAAATAAGTGTATTGTTTATAGCCATAACATGAGGTTCGGCAATTGGTATGGGACTTCTCAGCTGAGAGCAGCACGGAAGAATTGGCTCTTAAAGGACCCGGTGCTTAAAATGTGGGTGAATGCGGTCGATAAATTTGGTACACCGCTAATTGCGGCTATGGTCCCGAACGATGATATTCGGGATCCAGATAAACCGTATAACGATGACGGATCTGAAAACCGCATTCAGCAGATTGACTATATGGCTCGGCTGCTTACGAATATTCAAAGCGGTACTGGTTTAGCTATGGGAAGCGGAACTGGCGACCAGAAGGTTGACATTAAAACGTTAACCGGAACCGGGGCAGGCGTTGGCGAGGCATTTACCGGGATTATTAGTTATCTTAACCGAGCTATTTTTCGTTCAATGCTTGTGCCATCACTTTTGTTCGAAGAAGGCCAGAATTCCGGTTCCTATGCTCTTGGCCAAGCACACTTTGACATGTATGGTATGATGCTCGACAGCATTTATAAACGGTTAACTGAAACACTCTTGGAATGGCTTGTGCGGCCACTCATTGAGATGAACTTTGGACCTCAGAAAAATTACGGTGAATTTCCCGAACGTGAAATGAGCGAAACAGACCGAAACGTGATCGCTGGTATTTTTATGCAGATGACTAATGCGGGCTACTTGGATGCTACTCACCAAGAAGATTTTGACCACGTTCGCGGATCTCTCGGCTTTCCGGAACGTAAGTTAGACCCTAAGCCAGATCCGAGTAAAGCGGCTGCACTCATGGGACAGTACAATCATTACGCACGCGGGGAACCAGGGCAAGACAAAACTGCCGGTTCTGCTAAGCCTCAGCCGGATATTCCAGAACTCGGAGCTGTTCAGGGGGCGCCGGTATGAACGAATGGGAACGCAACATCAAACAGCGCTTGATGGATAGCGAATATCATTTTTTGAGTGATTATGATCGCTGGTTGCATACAGCATTCACTCAGATCTCGATGGGGGGTGATGAACATGTTATTCACGGATTTCACATTACGGGCGTTGGTCAGCGCTTGTCGTCAATTCTTGCTAAGCATTCAGCGATGTCTTTCGCGATGGGCCAAGCTGATGCGGACGAAGATTGCAAACGCCTTAAAGTCCGCAAGTTGGCAGACCTTCCGAGGATTATCTTCTCGGCGGGGAAGGACTTTACCCCCCAGGACGCTATTAAGGTGTTACAAAATCGCTCCATTGCGCTTGCCGGTGACGTCGAAAGCAGTATTGTTTCCCAGGTCAAGGCGGTATTGCTAGGGCACCTAACAGGAGAGCTTACCAGGCCACAGGCTGAACAACAAATAGCTGACCTGTTACAGACCAATATGAACCGTGCTAGCCTTATTGTTACGACGGAAACGACGTATGCTTACAACCATGGCCGGCTGATGCAGTATCGAGGTAATGGTGTGGACTACGTTCAGTATCGAGCCGTTATGGACGGGCGAACCTGTAGCATATGTTCTAGCCGCAATGGGCTGATAGCGCCTATAGATGAGATAGGGGCCGATACTCCTCCAGTTCATGGGCGATGTCGCTGTGTATTATCTCCAGTGTTCAGCTCACTTCAGCCACAGCTAATGACTCCAGAGGCTTTGGATTGGTCAAATGTTGCGCCGCTGCCTAAAGGATGGGTTTCTGACGATGTGTCTAAGGCATCTGGTAGGGTATTTGATGCTGTAAAGCCCCACAATGCAAATGCGCTAATCAACTATGACAAAGTTATTATTGACCGTAACAAAATTACTGGATATACTTTAAATAAATTACATCCAGTAGGTACACATAAGGCTTTATTAATTGATCGTTTGTTAGGATATAACGAGAGTAATAGCGATGATTTTATTAGATTTATACGAAAACAATTGCCCAATTTTCCGGCGAAAGAAAAGTCATCGAATACTTATGGGACTATGTATGAGGTAGTTATGGTCGTACCCGATCTTAAAGGGCGTCCGGTTAAACTAGTTACAGCTTGGAATGTCGATAGCGGGGCAGATCCACGATTTAAGTATACCGGAGTACCTCGTTATATATCGGCGTATATTAAGAAATGAGGTGAGCAGAGTGGGTATCCGGGAGTTTGATGTGGTGGAAATTACAAAAGACGTAGTTGTGAAAAGCGATGGTGTAGTCATTACATATGCACCTGGAACACGCGCTGCTGTTCTCGAAGTTTTTCAGCCACCCCTACGGTATTTGATTGAGTTTGTTTCATCTGATGGCAGTGATGTAAATCAAGCGCTTGTTGGGCCATTGGATGTGAAACTTGTTCAATAATAAATTGCATATTTGATTAAGAAGAGTCGCCAAAAGGCGGCTCTTTTAATTTGCCAGAAAAGATGGGCATCATAAGTAAAGAGGTGGTGATAATTATGCCGGATTTAAGTAAAATATCAACAAAATCCTTGGTCGATGAACTGCGTAATCGTGAAGCAGTCCAAGAAATAACAGCAGAGCCCTATCAAGAATTTGAGGTCAGAGTTGAGTCTGAGAGAATTGATAGTATCCCTAAAAGTGGCCCTGCTGTTATTTTAGTTATTTGGGATTAGCGAATTTTTGTTGTCGGATATTTATTTTTAATATTAGCGTGAAAGAACTTTCCATGAGACGATGCTGTCATCAGTAATTGGTAAGTGGCGCTTGATACTCCTGTATATTGATATACGCCGCCAGAATTGAATTCGATTTCAAGTGTTGTGTATAACGTGTCGTACCCTATAGAACGAATATCTGTGGAATTTACGTATTGACGTTGCACTGTGCTCACCTCCTTTTGTGGTTAATAATTCCATAGAAGGAGGACAAAACCTTTCGAAAGGAGTTGAAATTCGATTGTTATGGTCAAAAGAATATGTAGACAAGCTGCCTGATTCGTCATTTGCCCATATCTCACCTGGCGGGAAGAAGGATTCTGAAGGGAAGACCACGCCGCGAAGTTTAAGACATCTACCATACAAAGATTCAGATGGAAAGCCCAATGAAGCTCATGTGAAAGATGCTCTTGCACGATTAGATCAGACTCAAATACCGGCGTCCGCTAAGGAAGAAGCTTTCGGAAAGCTTAAAGGTGCTGCGAAAGAGCTGGGAGTTGGCGTCGATACTACTCGGAAATTCAGCGATATGCGGCCGATGAAAATACCAGTCGGGCGAATCGGAGAATGGAAGCATCCCAAATATGGAGTACTTAAGATGTCACAGCAAACGTTTGACGATATGGTTCGAAACTTTAAAGACAAAACAATTGGTCGAGATCCGTTTGTGAGAATTGGTCACAACAAAGGAACCGGCGATACTTGGGGTGACGTTCCGTCCGAGGGATGGATTCAAGATCTCCAACAAGAAGGAGACGTGCTGTACGCTCTGGCAGATCCGACAAACCCGCAAGTCGTAGAAGCAGTCCGGAATGGACGCTTTAAGTACGCAAGCCCCGAATACGAAGAAAATTATCAAAGTAAAGAAGATGGCTCATTCAAAGGCGCAGTGCTTTTAGCATTAGCTCTCACGAATGAGCCTTTTCTAACCCATTTACCCGAGGCACGGGCTCTGGCAGATCCGCCAGACACATTCTATCTTGATTATGAGGAGGTAAAGCCAAAAATGGGAGAAGAGATGAAAGATTTACTGGATCAACAAAAAGAAACCAATGGTTTTTTACGAAAGCTTGCTGACTTTTTTACAGGTAAAAAGCCGGAAGATGTTACGCCCCCCGCTGGAGGAATTCCTGCGGCCGCGACGCCACCTACGCAAACGGCTGAGCAAGTTAAATTAGCAGAAATGCAGTTTCAACTTGCTACTACGCAATTCCAGCTTCGGACAGCAGAAGTGGAGCGCAGGTTGGCTGAGTATACAGCAAAGGGTATTCCCCCCGCTGTGCTGGAACAATATCGCCTCATCTTGTTATCTGATAACGGCGAAAAGGTTATCAAGCTGGCGGATGAAAAAGGGGCAGAGAAGACAGTTTCTGTTTCCGAACAGATCTATGCCTCTCTGGATGCGTTTCCAGAAGCCAGTCGCATTAAGTTGTCCCAAGTAGGAGAGCAGACCACGCCGCCCCCGGCTGATTCCCCTGAGGCTGTAAAGAAGCTGGCAGACGAAACCATGACTGAGCTTGGGTACTCGGTTGATGAAAAAGGCCACTATAAACTGGCCTAATCTTGAAGGAGGTATAACAAATGAGTTGGACAGAAAATTGGAATCCAGCGGTTCCTGGAGAAGTCGACGGCCTGCAGTATTCGGATAAGCAGATTATCCTTAATGCAGATCATCACATCAAAGATCGAATTACGGTGACGATTGCCCCCAATACCGGCGATCTAGACAAAGGAACTATCCTTGGAGCGGGTACCGCAGATGGATTATTCCGCCCGGTTCTTCGTACGACTGTTCCCGCAGCGGTTGCTCCTGCAAATCCTCAGGTCATTGCTGTAGCGGTTAACACCGGTAGCAAATTTAAATTAGGACAAACAGTTTCTGCAATGAGCTCAACAACGGGAGCAGTACAGGCCCTTGGGACAATTACTGCGATTAACGGCGATAATATCACTGTACAAACCGAATTGACTGCGGCTCTGGCTGCAAACGATTGGCTTTATGTTTCTGACGGATCTCAAAAAGCGCTTGCGATCCTGGCCGATGTGGTCATGGATGCGGCTGCTAATAAGATTTCCAACGCTTATGTAGCCGGGAAGTTTATTCAATCGCAGCTTGTCGGAGTTGATTCGATTGCCCTAAGCGATCTCAAGGCTCGGTCCATTCCCTACACCATCGGCGGTGTCGCGGATAACATTTTAGTGGTATAAGGAGGGGTAAACAATGCCAAACTTGACGTTCCCAACAACTCAGGAAATTAACCATATCGTCCGTAACATCATTACAGATCCGACAAAATACCGAGGCATGGAATTCTGCCCGGTTGTTTCGGCTTATGCTGCACGCATTCAGGTCGACGTAATCAACGCAACCTACGGCATCACACCGCCGCACGCTTTGAACGCCGAGCCGAAGGTGGCAACGCTAACCGGCCAGTCCGTCCGCGACTATGCGACAGGATACTGGCGTGAGACCTATCGCCTCAATGAGGAAGAATTACTCTATGCTCGACAAGAAGGTACGTACAACGAGCGTGCCGGACGGCTTCGTGTGATGCGACGTGCTACAGAGCTTAATACTCGGCTGGATACTCGCGTTGAGCAACTGCGCTGGTCTGCTTTGGTGAATGGTAAAGTCCAGGTCAACGACAATGGCGTAAACTACACCGTGGATATGAAGATCCCCAATAGCAACAAAGTCACACTGCCATGGATTAGTAACCCTGAACAAAACATAGCCCAGGATATCGCGGCACTTCAAGAGCTCTTTTTCGGTACGGGTGCTGTTCTTGATACCATCTATCTAAGCCATCAAGTGGCTAAAGCCCTTGCTCTCAACGCAACCTTAATGGACATGTTGAAGCAAAGTGTCTATGCGACTAACCTGTCTGCTTCTAATATTTCTAAAGCACTCCATCTTTTGTTCCCAGAGGTGAATTTTGAGGTATACGCTGAAGGGTATAGCCCGGATGGTAAAGCGTTCACTCAATTCTTACCGGCGGGTAGTTTTGTTGGCGTTGGCAAAGGCAATGAGGTCGGTATGGACTTCTGTACAACTCTTGCGCTTCAGAATGGTGGCATGGATAATCCTCAGCCGGGTAAGTTCTCAGCTATTGAAGACAAATCCGCAAATGAGAAAAATCCTTTCGTGGATGTTACTGTCGGCATCAATGGTTTGCCTCGTGTTCATCACCCGAACTGGTACATTAGCGGTACAGCTAGCTAGGAGGGGTAAATATGCCCTATTGTGTACCTTCAGACGTAACGGCTCTGAATAAGCTCTTTCAAGCATCACCAACGATATTTACAGATTCGTACGTTCAAACCTTTATCGATAAGGCTGTAGCAAGACTAAACAACTTGTTGCAGCCTCATTATGTTGTACCTTTGGAAGATCCGGTACCGCCGATCATTAACTCAATTGCGGCAGATATGGCCGCTGCGCTTCTTTGTCAGACGCATTTTTCTGGCGTGAATTACAGAGAAAATACGCCGATGGCTGAAGTCTATCGCAAGCGCGCGGAGTCGGACCTGGAGTATGTTCTGGAAAATTCCACCCTGGATGATTTTGAAAATGTAGTAAAACAGCAGCCGGATGCTCCTGAAATGCGTCGGGCGATTGCTTCGACAACACCTCATCCCAACCAACGCGTTCAAGGGCGTTTAAAACAGTTTGACTGGGCTACTCAATCGCCCCTCTCGAATGTGAGGGAATGGCCGTGAGTAATGTTGAGATCAAGATTGAGGCAAAAGGCATTGACACGGTTCAAAACGTTTTGGAGTCAATGGCCGTCCGTGGCGTTCGTCTAAGTCCGCTTATGGGTCGTATTGGAATTGCTTTAATTGCTTCGGTTCATGAGAACTTTGCAATGGAAGGTCGACCAAAATGGAAGCCGCTTAGTGCAAAGACGGCTGCGTCTTATCAAGCTTCGGCTGTTCAAAAAGCACAGAGTACGAAGAGATGGCAGAGTGCGAAAAAGGAATCAACAAAGCGGAGCATTGAGTCTTCAAGAGTAGAGAAGGACGTAGGCGGCCACAAGATACTGGTCCAGAGCGGAGAGCTGCGTCAGAGCATTGTTCTTGGAGAGGTAACAGACTCCAGTGTTGTGATTGGTTCCTCTCTCCCTTATGCCCGCATTCATCAGCTCGGGGGCACGATTGGGCCGATTACGATTAAGCCGAAGGATAAGCAAGCGCTAGTGATCCCAACGGCAAACGGTACTATTATCCGGCGCTCTGCGAATATTCCCGAACGCAAAATTCCAGCTCGCCCGTACCTCGCAATTCAACTTGAAGATATTGCCGTGATCGAGCGCTTAACGATGGCCTATATCCGAGAAGGAACGTGATTAAATGCTTGATGATATTCTTAATGCGATCACAGCGGCTATCCAAGCGGATACGTTGTTGCCTGAGCCTATAATAACCTTTCATAAGGTCGAGGGTATGATTCCTGGTCTCGAAACGACATGTAGTGTTTGGGTTCCCAAACAAAACTTCAAACCCTATACCAATGACGATGACGAAGTGGACGCTAAAATTCATATTGGTATTGGCCTTCAGGATATGGACCCTGAGAATGGAGAAGCCCGCATTCGCGCCTTGGCCGAGGAAATACGATTACTTCTTACGGCAGACACCCCAAGATTAGGAGGACTGCTTGACGATAGCTTTCTTTCTGAATGGGAGTTCGCGACAGTCAATGCGAGCCAAACTGAGGTTCTTCATCTTGGTGAAGCCGTATGGGAAGTAACGTATTATGGACCTCGTACACGATCCATTACGCCGTCTGAGCCGATGGAAGAACTTGATTTTACTGAAATTATGACGATAGGAGGTTAAGCCAATGCAAGAACCACAATATGTGGTGCCTCGAATAGATCTTATCGAGAAACCGCAAGCAACGAACCAGCAGCCGAATGTAAGCATGGGAAGCATCGGTCTGGTTGGGACGTTTAGCTGGGGACCTGTAGGGGTACCTATTCGAGCTTATGCTGAACAGTCATTCAAAGATATTTTTGGCGGTTATACAGCAGGATTAACCGGCTGGCTTTCATTACATGGAATTTATAAACAAAACAAGAGTGCAGATGTGACCGTAATACGTATCGCTGGAGCTTCCGCAGCGAAAGCGTCGTTAACGACGAACGACTCAACCAGTAAGCCTTCGGTTGTTGTTACTGCGTTGTACCCTGGGACTAAACCAATCTCAGTGTCATGGCAGGCAGGAACAGCTCCGAGTACGGTTAAGTTAATTGTCATTGCAGACGGCACTTCGCAGATCTATGACAATCTTACGCTAACCAACTTAAATACGGTTGTTGACTCGAATGTAAGTGTAGCTGCGGCATCAGGAGCAAATGCATTGCCGGTACCCATTAGCGCGACACCGTTAACTGGCGGGGATGACGGAGCCACTACGCAAGATTCGGATTATGTCACTGGCCTTAATGCCCTCTCGAATGTGCCGGTGCACATTGTTTTGTGTGCGCAACAGTCCAGTGCAACGATACAGGCTGCTCTTCTTGCGATGGGAGCCAACACAAACGTCGCAAATGGTCTGTGTTTCCCAGTTCTTAATATGCCAAGCGGTCAGGCCAAGATAGCTACAGTTACAGCCATGGCAAGCCTTCAGGGATTACGTGGGATTATGGCATCGCCTTGGGGGACGTTTGACGATTTGTCGGGTGTAGTGGTTGCTACGGACGGCCATTATGCCGGTGTGCTTTCGAATATCCTGGCGTGTGAAAGCCCATCGAATCAAGTTGTTCAAGGATTATCCAGTTTGGAGATTGCATATGACGATGACGACGTTTTCGATCTTACGAAGGCACGAGTAAGCCCGATTACGCTCGATCTGCTAACCGGTGATTTTGTTATCCGAAATGGCGTGAATATGTTTGTGATGCCGACGGATGGCAGCAGTGACGATTGGTCGCAGATCAACGTTCGCCGTGAATTCGATAAGCTTGAAACTGAAATTTATATTGGAACTCAGTGGGCAAAATCGAGCACGGATCCAAAGTTACCTCAGCAGTTAGCAACATGGATTGATAATCACCTCTTGACGGCCAAGACGAAAAATGAAGAGATTACTGATTATCAGCCAACGACGGCTTATCGCGATTCAAATAATCAGCGCCGGGTTGTTACTTCAATAAGCGTTCAACCGTTATTTGCGGCTGACTTTATTGATAACTACATTGCGCAGTGGAGCGGGGCGAGTTCATCATGAGCGTAACTATTCTTAAGCACTGTCCAGGCTGTGGGAAATGCGTCCGTCCTGGCGTTTGCCCGACAAACGCAATTGCAATTAATGATGGTAAAGCTGTTATCGGAGAAGGCTGTATTGAGTGCGGACTTTGTATTTCTGCTTGCCCGATAGGATTAATTAAAGCCGAAAAAAAGCCTGCGGAAGTTAAAAAATCTGATGGGCTTAAGGAGCCTGAGGAAATTAAAGAACCTAAATATCAAGAAGATTTAAGTACCGAACAGAACAGAGAGGAGGAACAGCATGAACAGACCAGTACAGGGTCATGACGTTTCTGCTAGTGTAATGGGTCCTAATGGCCCAGAGCTTGCCGGTGAGTGGCAAGAGGTTGATATTAACATTGCTAATGCAGTGGAGACCTATCAAACCCTCAACAGTCGGATGCCTATCTTATTGGATGGCGATATCACTCTTGATGGGACGCTTAAACGAGGCTGGTTGGATATGAACATCGTAGCGGCCACTGTGGGAACTGGCAATTTGCAGCCAGGACAGAACATCCCGGCGAGTCCCCGGTTTGTAATTACAACCACTATTAACGCGCCAGACAAAGGATTGAACGGGACATATCAGCTCACAGGTGTCATTATTGATAAAACCGCCCTTTCTATCAAGCAAGGTAAAGGCGTAGTGGAGAGCAACCTTTCGTTTAAAGCGGAAGGGCTTATTGAAGCGTAACTATTAAACAAAACCAAGGAGGAAAAGATCATGTCGCAAGTTTATGGACCCTTAACATTACCATCAGGGAAAGTTATTAAATTTCGAAATCCAACAGGTTTAGACCGGATGAATGTCACTCAGATGGTTCCAATGGATCAGGATAACGTTGTTACAGGTAGCTTACTGATTAATCTCTACGTTCAGGCGAAAGTCGTAACGGAGGTTGATGGGAAAGTTCCAGATCCCAACTATAAAAATCTGTTTAACGAATGGAACGATATGGATGTTCAGTACTATCAAGCTGTTCATTCTGAAATGTTCGGTATGACAGAAGCAAAAATGGCGGATGCAAAGGAGAAAGCAGCTTTTTTGCTCGGGAACTCGACCTCTACAGATGGGTTCAGCTCGCAAAGCCTTGCCAGTGCTCCATCGACCGATGGCTCAGCCTCAACAGCGATCTAAAAGAGGCTATGTGGGAGTCATTTGTTTGGTTGCAAGATGAGTTAAACAAAGATTAAGACGTACCTAGAAGTAAAGCTGCTCTCTATATGAGGGCGGTTTTGTTGTGGATACATCTGGAAGGTGAGGAGGGGTGATAATGGCCGGTGCGGATTTTACAGTATCTATGGTAATTAGGGCCGTAAACGAGATGGCTCCAGCTATCCAGCAGGCTGCAAGACAAGTTGAGACATTACAGACACAAATAAACACGATGAATGCCGCATCAAATAGAGGCTCTTGGTTTGATGGTGCTATTTCGGGACTTGATAAAGTCAGTGGCAAATTAAAATCTGCACAGGACGCTATGGATAAGCTGGTCAAATCCGGTACCCATGATCTGATAACTGGCGCCATCATGGCAGCTCCTCTTGTTGGGGCTGTCAAGGCGGCGGCGGGTGTGCAGGATACACAGATGCAGCTTAAGCTTACCGGGATGACAGATGGGCAAGTGAATAACCTTACTAGCCAAGCTCAGAACACAATGCGAAATACGAGGTTTAACACTGGACAAATACTCGGCATTGATCAGGCATTAACTCAGGCAGGGATGGATTATAACAAAATTCAGAATGTCGGAACAACTGCTACTTACCTTTCAGAGCTTGAGACAAACCGTAACGGTGCCGATCCGCAGACGACAGCAAAACAGTTCGCGCAGATGACGGAGCAGTTGCAAATTGCTATGGACCCCGCAAAAGTAAAACAATTGGCGGAGCAGGTTAACCGTATCGCAACCGTTACAAATTCGAATGTCGGGACGTTATCGGACAGTTCGCGATATTTTAATATGGTTGGAACTATTCAGGGCTTAACGCCGTCAGATATTATGCTTACCCAGGGGCTTGCAGCTCGTTATGGGCTGGAGGGTTCGATGGGGGGGACGAATCTTAAGGACTTCTTCCAGCGATTAAATCCAATGAGCCATATGGGTACGATGATGGGTAAACCTATTGTAAATGCTTTTGCGCAAATGGGTTGGCTTAAGGGGGCTACGTACGACAAAAAGGGGAATGTCGCGGGCATAACAGGCGACGTCTTTCACGACTCGAAAGGGAATCTAGTTGGTGCTAGCCAGATCTTTAGCGTTCTAGGACAAACCTATCAGAAGATGGGAAATAAAGAGCAGTTCAATGCATTAATGACGCGTGTCTTTGGCCAACAGGGTCAGGCTATCGCTTCAGCTGTAGCGCAAAACCCACAATACTTTGCTCAGATGCAACAGCAAATGGCGAAAGTTCCAACTATTGATCAGAGTGTTGATATAAACAAAGGGAAGGTCAGCCAACAATTCACGACATTCATTTCTACTCTCGAAGACTTTGGCCGTCAAGTAGGAACTATGCTTCTCCCGTCCCTTACAAACGATTTTGCTGCTCTAAACAAGGAACTCCCGAAATTCCAGAGTTTTATTGATAAGCATAAAGGACTCGTTGAAACTTTGGCTAAGATATGGGGAGGCTTAGCGGCTTTTAAGATTGGAAGCGGCATTGCTAAGATTGCTGTTGGTGCACCTCTCAGAGAATTATTCGGAGCTGGCCGTGGAATAGCGGGTGTTGTAAAAGGCGGTTTAAAGATCGGTAAGGGAATCTCTAATACGGGAAAAGTTTACTCTGAATTTCGCCAGCTTGGAGCAGGAAGGTTAACATCTTTATTTGCGGGTCTTGAGGATTCATCCCCATTAATTAAACGCATAGGAGGAATTGCCGGTAAGGGCTGGGGGGGTATTAAAAAAGGCGCTGGAATAGTTGGCGGAGGCATTAAAAGCTTAGGTACGATGGTCGGAAGCAAAGGCTTATCCACTCTAAAAACTGCAGGTGGTGCTATGAAGACCTTTGGCTCGAATGCCTTGAGTGCAGCAAAATCAGTTGGCCAGCTTGCGCTAGGTATCGGTAAATCAACTCTTGCAATGGCGGCCAATGCGGTTAAAACTGTAGCAGTAAAAGCGGCTCAGTTAGCAGTCGCAGCCGCGAGTAAAACATGGGCGGCAGTGCAATGGCTCGTAAATGCAGCTATGACAGCCAATCCAATCGGAATTGTCATTGTGGTCATCGCGGCGCTTGTTGCGGGTATTATACTTATGATTACTCACTGGAAGCAAGTAAGCGCCGTAATAGGCGTAGTGTGGAACTGGATGAAACAGTTTGCGTCAAATATTGGCAACACGTTTTCAAACCTTTGGCATCAAGCGGTTGATTGGGGCGGCAATATAGTAAAAGGACTTTGGCAAGGGATTACTAACTTCGCGGGTTGGATCGGAGGCCGAATAAGTAATTTTGCTAGTAAGTATATTGCCGGTCCATTCAAGTCTTTCCTTGGCATTCATTCGCCATCCGTTGTCTTTGCCGGTTATGGGATGAATATTGTCCAAGGCCTTGCGAACGGAATTGATAATAATTCTTCGAGAGCCGAAGCCGCGGCTAAGAGGATGTCTGGACGTACTGCGTCAGTCGGTTCATTTGGCAGTAGAGGCCACGGAGGAAACGCGCCGACTCAGATCATTCATAATTACAATGTTTCTTCGACGAATCCTAAAGGGGCAGCGAGGGAGATCAGAAATACACAGGATAAGTATTATCGATCAGCACTTCCTTTACAACCAACGAGATGAGGAGGCGAGATGATTGGCTTTGGTTAGTTTAGCGATAGGTAGCTATATATTCGCCTTGTCTCCTAAAGAGAGTTTAGACTTCGATTTCGTACGAAAGATTAACAAGATTGAAACGTCCGATACGCCGACATATCAGGATTTAGGAATCGATGAAAAGAAGCTATCGTTTTCCGGGTCCATCGTTACCAGTGATGCATGGACACAAGCGGAAACTATTGAATCCTTGATGGACCAAGGGTTGCCACAAACTCTCCTCTACGGACCTATTCAGAGAGAAGTAAGGATTGATTCTTTTCAGCCTAAATATATCCGTGATGATCGCGTTGACTATACCATTGATCTTATTATTATCCCGCCAAAGTCCGGATATAACGCTCCACAGCAACAAACGACAACGACAACTCTCCCTGCTCAAACTCCTCCAGCGACTACGAGCACAGAATCCATTGCTCAATACATGGATCAAACCTACACGGTTAAACAGGGAGATACGCTTTGGGGGATTGCTCAGAGGACTTTGGGAAGTAGTGCTTCGGCCAACGATATAGCGACAATGGTTAATACTATTGCGAAGGCTAATCAATTGTCAAACCCTAATGTTATCAACGTGGGGCAAGTATTAAACATTCCGTCTACGTCAACAAATCAGCAGAGTGCTAATTCCGCTTATACAACTCGTCAGACAGCCACTGTCACGGCTGCCGGAATTAATTATTTACAGTCCCAGGAAAATGCTGCTCGATTCGCTGCTGGAGGCGCTATTCCGGTTTAATTGGAGGTGCTTTGTAATGGGTGAACCACGCTGCATTGTAGAAGTAGATGGTCAAATTGTCATGCCGGAGGATATTAATGAGAGTGACGTGGATAACACGCTTTATATGGCAGCTGACACCTTTAACGTCACGATTACTAACGATGATTTAAAATCAGACTGGTTCCGGAAGAAACAGCAGGTCAAGGTCTATTACGGTTATGTCGACAATCCAGCCAAATGGTATCTTAGCGATTTAACTCATGTTCACACTGGCATGATTGATGGAGTACAACCTAAGTGGGGAAGGCAGAACGGTAAAATTGTGGAGATTATTGGCCGCGATTATTCGGCTCCGATGATTGACACCCAAAATAGCTATGCTTTTACAAACTGGGTTTCAAGCGATATTGCCAATTATTTTGCGGAAAAGTACAATCTTAAGCCTATAATTACTCCCACGAGCACTCCGGTAACAAGCGACGTGTATCAATCCAAGCAGGAGTGGGAGGCGCTTCAAACCTGCGCGGCACGTGAGGGCTTCGTTTGCTATGTTACGAAGGATCTTGAGCTGTACTTTGGTCCGCGGCAAGAGAGCGATGACAATATCGTTGATACGCTTTCCGTGATCGGTTTAGGATTATCCACAGATGATATGTCTTTCGATGATAGTGGTGTTGGCGTATATAACAAGGTAACCGTCCTCCATTATTATAAGAAGCAACTTATTCAGGGCAGTGCGCAAAATGATCAATTGATTAGTTCTATGGGCGGTCAAATCGTTGAAAAGGTAATGACTGATTCTAAGGCAACGACACCCGCCATAGCAAATCAATTGGCGGCTAACTTCCTGCATGAATATTCACGGCAGGCCATTACCTGCACCTTTAACAACCTCCCAGGTAATCCTCTGTACATAGCAGAGAAAAAGATTCAGGTTGTTGATGCTGGTCGCTTCTCTAGCCCGTATTATATTGAGGAAGCTAAACACACTTACGGAAAGCAAAGCGGGTATACGGTGTCAATTTCGGGAACCAATATCCGCCCGGATGACGCAGATCAGTACAAGCAGGATCTTTACAATAAAGATAAGTACGATGTGACTAGCGGAAGTTATGTACCAAAGGGGACGATTTAATGAGAATAGACCCGTTTCAATATTATCCACAGCGTGGGGTAGTAACGACGCTCAGTGGAAATTATCAGGCGAAAGTGAATCTACCTGAGGCACGTTTTGAGACAACGTTGGCAGATTCTTGCGTATATCTACCAGCAGAGGGTGTTGAGGTTTTAGTTATTTTCATTAATGGAGATCTTAACCGTCCGGTGATTACGAATCGCTTTCCGATGCCTGAGGAAGAAGGTGGCCCTCTCGTCGAGCTGGCCGGTAGTGGTGCTGCAGTGGCTCGTGTTGGAGATGCCGTTCAAGTGAACATACAAACCGGCCAAGGAACTATTACAAGCGGTTCAAGTAAGGTCACTTCTGGATAGGAGGGATAAGATTGGCAGACATATTTGGAACTGATATCGCTCAAACGACGAATCAGGACTGGCAGGTCACAGCGACAAGTGACGTTGCCACAGTGTCAGGATTAGAAAATTTACAGCAAGCCTTAGAACGCCGATGGGGTACCCGAATGGGTGCTCTTTTTTATGACCCGAGTTATGGAAATACGGTCTTCGACATGCTTTCTAAGCCAGTGAATCAAAACTGGATAAGCCAGGCAACGGTAGCAGCTAGAACATGCCTAATGGGTGATAGTCGTATTGCGGATGTTCAAGTCACAGTTACACCAAACCCGGCAACTCGCTCTGTACTGTTCGCAATGCTTTGGACAGCAAATGATGGTACCACGGGGATTTTGCAAAAAGAGGTGAATGTCGGTGTATAAGACTTATGACCAGATCGTTCAAGAACTTCAAGCCGACATGGTTGCTAATGGTTCTGTCGCTACAGACTTTTCAAGTGGATCACAGATTCAAACAATGATCAATGTAGCAGCGCGAGGTTATTATACACATTGGTACATGCTTGAATTATTAGTCGAGCTGTTCTTTGTGGCTTCCAGCGAGGGTCCTTTCCTGGATTTGAGGGTTGGAGAGCGAGGGATAACACGAAAGTTAGGTTCAGCAGCGACAGGATCTATCTCTTTTACACGGACTACGCCTTGTCCGGTTAATACGGATATTCTAGATGGTACAACTTTTTCAACGCTAGACGGAAGCGTTTCGGTTACGACGAACGCCGATACACCTTTAGCCTCTGGATGGACCTCGGGAAGTGTAGAAGTTACCTGTACAAAAGTTGGTGTTGCAGGAAACTTGGCCGCGGGAACACAGCTTCGGATTGTCGGTCCGACGCCTTCTGGATTACAAACGATCACCGTAGGTGCTGGGGGTTTAACCGGAGGAGTCGATGAAGAGACAGATGATCAGTTGCGCGCAAGGTATCTCTATACGATACAAAATCCTGCAGATGGAGGAACTCCCGGAGACTATCAAGTTTGGGCTAGTCAAGTTACGGGAGTTACGAACGAGCAGGTATTCCCATTGGCGAGAGGCAACGGAACCGTAGATGTAGTCATAGCCTCAAACGGTATTCCTTCGGCGGATTTAGTGGCTCAAGTACAGTCGGTCATTAGCGCGAATCGTCCGATCGGCGCAGACGCCCAAGTCAAGGCACCAACAGCAAATACGACGGATGTTACCGGAACGATAACACCCGCAACGGGTTATACATTTGCTACCTTGCAGCCTGTGGTATTCGAAGCCATAACAAACCACCTTAATTCCGTGTCGATAGGTGATGTGGTGCGCGTTTCAGGAATTACTAAAGCCATTATGAGCGTGCAAGGCGTGTTAGATTATTCTCTTTCAGCGCCAGCGGCAAATATCGTACTTACCCAGGAGCAAATGGCTGTTCCCGGTACAATAACAATCACGCAGGGCAATTAAGGAGGGAAGGTATGGCTTGGTATGATACTATGGCTGGTTGGTTGCCCCCATCGTTTTTTGGCGCCGATGCGGTCACTATGCGAGCATTCCTGAAAGCCCTTGGCCGTCAATCTGATGATCTCGACGCCGCGATCCAGGACGTACAAAATCAGCTATTCATGCAGTTGACAACATGGGCGATACCGACTTATGAATCTGAGTTTGCCATAAGGCTTGTTGACGGTGCAACAGATCAAGCACGACGCAATAATGTTATGGCGAAAAATAGAGCAGGCCAGGGCGCGACGCCTGCTGCCCTAAAAAATATTCTCTCAGCTTATGGCTATTCAACGGAAATTGATGAGGACTTTCCCAATTACCAATTCACGATTAAATTCACGGACTTTAAAGGCATCCCGCCAAATATGGGCGACCTGCAAACATTACTTACGTCCGTAACACCAGCCCATTTAAAAATGCTAATCGCTTATATGTATTATGTCTACTCGGATATTACAGGTAAATACACCTATGCTCAGCTCGCAAGCAGCGGGTTAACGTATGGCGATTTACCGACAAAATTACCTACTTAAGGGGTGAAAATTATAAATGAAGAGCACTCCTAATTATGGCCTTCAACAACCTGAGCCCAATGACACGATTGATCTTGTAACTTTGGAAACAAACAATATGAATGTTATTGATGCTCAAATGAAAGCAAACGCCAATGCTGTTGTAGCAGCACAGACTGCAGCTAATGGCTCTGTACCTCAGTCTAAACTTGGAGCCGCTGGCGGAGTAGCCACTTTGGACTCTAACGGTAATGTTCCGGTTTCTCAGCTTGGAAATGTGCCATTGCCTGCAAATGCAACGTCATCCGCTACAGGCTTAGTCGAAGTGGCCGCAGCGCCAGTAAGCGGCGCTCCGGTAGCGTCATCCCAGGTAGCAAGCGCAAAGGAGATGCAAATCACAAGCACTTCGGCACAAACAATAGCAAGCTATACTCCTGCAGCAAATGGAAACTTTGAAGCAAGAGTGTCTTTTCGGGTAGTTATAGCGGCAACAAACGTTACTATAACAATCGGATATACGAGTGTAGGGGGAGCACAAACTTATACAGCCTTAAATGCTCAAGCTTGTCCTGTTGGAGAATATTCCATTGTTCCATTTAGTTTTAATGCTATTGCAGGTCAGCCTATTACGATTAAAGTTACAGCCAGTGTCGCCAATCAAATTTATGCTTCCGGCGGCATAACGGGGGTGTAGTTTATGTCTCAATTAATTCTGCCCGGCACAGCAGGTCCGGGAGACGTTTCCAACCTAAAAACTTTTAGTAGCGGTATTTACTACAATGCGCAGGGCCAATTAGTTGATAGAAGAGGAACAGGCGTAGTCATAACTCCAGGTCCTTCAGATATCCCGATTACAGCCGGAATCTACGGCGGAGTCGTTGCTGACGGAAAAGTAGCCGCCGTTCCCGTTAACCCCGCGCATGTTCTTGCAGGCGATACCATAGCAGGAACAGCCGGAACAATGCCTAATCATACGTTTGCAACTAATAATAATAATTACACTTCAGCCGTTGGGCATCTGACTGATGGAAGCGGGAATTTATGCCTTGTGCCTCCAACAGGATATTATTTGAATGAAACGAATGGGGGAGGATTCGGAGAATTACTAATAAATGATCCTAATTTCATAGCATCAAATATTCCAAATTGGTTATCTATTTTTGGATTACAAGGTACCGGAGCATTTAAGCATTATGCAACTGGCTCAGGAACAACAAATAGTAGTGGTATTTATCAAGTCTCCGGTTTGGGGTTTAACCCCACGTTATGTTATTTTAGCAAAGGCGGATCGTGGTTCGCTGGAGGTATAACAGGAGCTAATTCAACGCAAGTTGGGGGCACAACCTTTTGTAGCTTTGAATTTTTAACAGGAGGTCTTTATTTCGGACCAACAGCAAGTAGTACCGCAATCACATGGTATGCTTTCGGATAAAGGGGGTTTATATATGCAAATTGGTAGACGCATTTATTATGAGATTGCAACAGGCAATGTCATAGTAGACACAGGAGAACGACAAGGGGATGTTGTTGAAACTACTGAAGATCAGGATTTTCAAATGTATGCACAATTACAGAAATATCAACAAAGTTCTGTAGGAGTTATACAGTGTGATTATGGATATCAATTAAGTAACTTTCAATCTTATCCTTTTCATGTCGATGTAACGAAAAACCCTATTGACCAAACAGCAATTGTTTGGGACACGTCTAACCCATTAGGAGCAACACTGGCGCAAGTTCAGCAAGCTAAAATTGATCAAATCAACGACCTTTACAACCAGAAGCTTACAGCCGGTTTCCCATCCTCGGCAACAGGAACAGCTTATACCTTCGGCTATGGCGCAACGGACCAGATGAAATTTATGCAATTAGCGATTATGGTCCTGAATACCATAGCTGTATGGCCTGTAAGCGTTCCTGCAAAAGATGGTACCCTAGTTTCTCACACTCAAGACCAATATAATCAACTCGTTAAAGACATTGCCGCATTCGCCCAGCCCCTTAACGACAAACAACACTCTTATATTAACCAGGTCAACGCCTGCACCACAATAGATCAAGTCAACGCCATAACAGTCCAGTTCTAAACGCCGAGAATGGCGTTATCTTTATACATAAAGGAGGAAGGAATATGAAACCTGGAAATTTTATTCTAGTTCAAGGTTCAGGCCCGATATCCGATGGGATTGCCTTTTTTGAGCGCAGCGGATTTACACACGCTGCGCTCGTTTCGGGAGAAAGTACCATACTTGAAGCGACGCCTAACGGAATAGAAGAAAATCCCATAAGCTACGAACGTTACGCTGTTTTTGAATTCATTGACGCAACTGACGAACAGCTTAAGGGAATGGTCGATTTTGGCCGGAGTCGATTAGGTGAAGGTTATAGCTATCGGCAGGATGCAGGCTTTGCGGTCAACGGAATTTTAGAGGAAATGGGATTCGAGCGAATACCTGGGCTATTGGCAGAGAAAAAGAAAATCGTCTGCTCTGCATTCGTTGACCTTTGCGCCAGGAGCCAAAGACTTGTTGCTCGGCCGGATCGGAAGCCTGGTGATGTCACGCCTCCCGGACTGAGTTATTCATCGAAAGTAAGATTTACAGAAAATCACAACCTTTGGGAACTGTAGAGATGAGGTGCATTAATGAGCGGCGAACATGAAGATGTACTTATTGATATACGAGAGCGCTTAGTTAGGGTTGAGACTAAAATTGACACTCAAAATGACCTTAGGAAAAAAGTCGATGATACCGAAGCAAAAGCAATTGATACTGAAGCCCGTTCAAAATCAAACACGAAGCGCCTCGATAAGCTCGAAGCCAATAACACTTGGCTCTGGCGCACAGTCGTTGCCGCTATTATTAGTGCAGTTGTATTAATGTACTTCAAGAAATAAGAATGAGATATTGTTATTCGTTCTGCTATAATGAGGTGAGAAAGGATGATTAAGTAATGAATATAAGGAAAATCAATGATTTTCTCGCTGAAAAAGCAACACTAGTATTCGGTACGATGTGGATGTTTTACGCATTCTTTATCTATGGATTATTACCTCTTATTCCAACGTTAGCTCCTTACCAAAATCAAATTTTTTACTGGTCGGGTTGGGTGCAGCTTTGGGCGCTGCCTTTACTTATGGTCGGGCAGAATGTTCTTGGCAGGGCAGGAGAAAAAAGAGATCAAGAGACACATGATGCGGTTATGCAAGAATTATCATTTGTTAAAGAGGAGTTGGCACTAGCCAGAGATGAGCGTGAGGAACTTAAAATGCTCTTGGCGCATTTACATGTAAAAATACCTGACGTAATACGACAATGTGATCTATAAAGAGTCACCTGACGGGCGGCTCTTTTCTTTTACCCATTTAATATGAAAGGAGAAAGCAAATGTACGGAATTGATTGCTCTACAAAAATAACAGCCCCAAACGCGATAGTCCTTAAAACCGCTGGCGTACTTGCTGTAGGGCGTTATCTCGGTAGAGGTCTTTGGAATGGTTTAACTTTGGATGAAGTCTCAGCTATCCATGACGCGGGATTACTATTATGGCTTATCCTGGAGCTGTCACCCACGGAAGAAAGTTATTTTACTTTTGCCAAAGGTATTTCGGACGCTCAGTACGCATTAGCCGAAGCCCAAGCTTTAGGCGCTCCAAAAGGATGCGCTATTTATTTTGCTGTCGATTATGACGCACAGCCTGGAGATATGGCAGCCATCAAAGAGTATTTTCATGGTGTACAAACAGTGTTAACGGGCAAATTCTTGGTTGGTGCCTATGGCTCTTATGCTGTTATGAATGCGCTCAAGGGCGCAGATTATCCTCCGGACTGTTACTTCCAAACCTATGCCTGGAGCTATGGCAAGCAGGCACCTAATCACATCTACCAGTACAGTAACGAAGTTCATGTGGCAGGAGTTGCCGTTGACCAGGATTACGTCAACGATGATGCTGGGCTTTGGGCGGCTGATGGCCTATATCAAGTAGAAGTTGTAAAGGGGAGCGAAGAAGATATGTTAAATGTGGCAGTTTTACTGGACACTAAAGATGACTTTTGGGCGGGGGCTGATGTGGCCGCAAAGAATGGCAACTGTGCCTTGTTTGTTCGGGGAGCTAATAACTCTATCCCGGCGGATGCTATGAGCTCTAAGCAGCTGATTGTCGTTGGCGGATCAAAGACAGGACACCCAAATGAGGTTCTTCTCAGTGGCAACGACAAATACGACACAGCCGCCGCAGTGAAAAAATATCTCGGGTAATTGTAAGCTTCCGTCGGCCAAGAAAAGTTTACATTAAAAAGTAATTCTTCCTGTCCCGGTAGACAGGATATATAAACTGAGCAGGTCAGAAATGGCCTGCTTTCCTATTGCCAAAAATTTTGAGGAGGTAATACTCATGGATTTTCAATCAGTTATTTATAATCCGCAATTCTTGCAAATTTCTATCGTTGTAATAGTGGTGGTCTTCGGGCTGATCAGCTATGTTTTGCACAATAAAGGTAAAATGATTACTATTGTACAGGGGCTTATGCTCCAAGCGGAAAAAGCAGCCGATCAATTTGTTCTGACCAACGGACCAACGACATTTAACTTTGTCGTTTCTCAGGCTTATCCGTTACTGCCGGCCATTTTTAGGGTATTCTTAACGTTTGAGGCATTTAAAAAGTACGCTCAAAAATTATATGACTTAGGTGTATTTTATTTCAATAAAGGAATTGCTCAAAGCCCTCCGAACGTGCTAACGACTCAAGTGTCAGTACCAGAGCAGGCAGTTTCTCCTTCAGCTGACGCAAGCACAAATACACCGGCAGTGGATACGACTGCACAACCAGCTCCACAAGTTCAACCTGTTCAGCCAGATCAGCAAGCTCAAGCTCCTGTACAACAACCTGCATAATAAAAGCGACGGTGCCGGCCGTCGCTGAAGATGACGAAGCCCTGGTTTAATCGCCAGGGCTTTTTTGTTATTTAAGTTAATTGTCCATAGGGTCGCTTGCACCAAATGTCAATCCTGTTACGTCACTTTGGGAGATGTTATATTTCACATTATTACGAATTACCGATTTATTAATCCCTTTCAGTGAGTTTGTAGAGTCCATAATGCCCAAATCTTGAAGGATTGATCCGCGCTGATCGGGAGTAAGATCGGGATTTGTTGCTTGTATAAGTAGTCCCCATGAAATAATTACCCCGGCTGCTTTTGAAGTGTCTGCTAAATCTTTTCCAGCGGCCAAAATCATAACATCTCTTATCGTACCGTCACTTTTATTTACCGTGCCCATTATCCCGTGACTATCGTTAAACATATAGGTGAAAGTATCCTGGACAGAACCGCTCTCAATTTTTAGATTGTTAATTTTTAAAGGAAAACTATCCGCATTGACTAATGCTTGATTCCATCTATCTGTAAACTCTTCAGGGGTAATACCTAAACTACCCGGTGTTTTTTGCGGTGTAGGAGCTGGCGCGGGAGCGGATGACGCGGCTGAAGCAGAAGTTTGAGTTGATGCTTGATCAGGTGCAGTCTGTGTGGGAGGTTTTTTTGCTTGCTCAGAAGTAGAAACGGGGGCACTTGTCGATGTAGTAGATCCATTACTACCGAAAGTCCCTACAACTTTACCAATCAAGAAAAGATAAACAACGATCGCGACTGCCATTTTCCATTTCGTTTTAGATCTAAAGCCAAGAATTTTTCCCCACCAAGGTCTAGGGAGAATGGTTATTTTCAGCTCCGTATTTGATTGTAACAGAGGTATTAAATCTTTACCTTTTTCCATTATATTAAGGGTTGTAGTGTGATTTTCGCCCTTGAAGATTATTGCCGTCTTTGCAAAAAAGTTATCAATAGTTGCTTCAGTGAAGTTTCCCCAGATATGATTTTGAGTAAGAACAGGCTTTGCCTTCTCTAACTTATAAATATTTATTCCTTCTGAGTGAAATGCTCCATAAAGGACTCCTGGGGAGCCTTCCATTTTTGCAACAAACCAGGCTTCAATTCCTGAATCTTTGCAAAAATTTTTTATGAGTTCTTCTTTCGAGTTGCCCATCGTTTGTGTCACCCTTCTTTCTAAGTCAAAAATATTTTTCTTAAAATTCTATAATCGTTTTTACTTTCCTGCTTTCCGACATTCTTAATGGTTCTGCGACAAATATGTAAGAAATAGTAAGACCCCGGCAGGAGTGCTGGAGTCAAAGTTTTGTCAGAACTGTTAGACAAAATAAAATAGACCCTAGCTTGGTCGCCATGGTCTATCATTATGAAAGTAATCAGGCCAAAGGTAATCTACTTTTTCACCCAGGGCAAGAGCTATATCTTGGGCGGTTGATAAGTAACAATCTTTTCCATTTAGTATCTGAGATAAATGAGATTTAGAATAGCCGGTTATTCCCTCTAAGTCTTTTAATCGCATACCCTTTTTAACCATAATGTCATAAGCCTTGCAATGCTTGTGTTGCTTCAAAATTATCACCGAAAGCTTATGTTCAACATAAATGACCGGCTTCCTTCGAAAAATGTGGCTTTCAGATAAGTTTATACTTAAGTTAAAAAATTGTGTCGACTTTATAGAAAATTTATCGTAAACTATGTAGTTATTAGAGGAGTAATTATTACATATTTCGACACAGAATTAGGTTTAAGCTTATAGGTAGCATCAAGGGAATGACATGGGTGATCGGGGAAAGAATAGCGCAGATCAGAAAGGAGAAGGGCTGGACGCAAAAGGATCTAGCTCAAGCCACGAGGCTAAGCAGGGGATATACTGCAGCTATTGAGGAGGGCAATCAACAACCAAAGATCAAAACATTAGCTTTGATTGCCAGTGCACTAGGGGTAACAATAGAAGAGTTATTGAGGTGA